ATGAAGACGGTGCGTACAACGATACAGAAGTAATACAGCAAGCAGCTAGAAATTTATCTAAAGCTAAATCTGAAAAAGAATTAAAAGATTTAAAATTTAACATTAAAAATAAATTTGCACGAAGTAACAAAAAGTTTCCAAACGAAACTAATTTTATTCCAGAAAACTTAAAAAGTGTAATAGACGATTACAAACTTAATGAATCAGGTTTTGAACTCGCTAAAAAATTAGGTATTTATTCTGAAGAAGAGCTTAGAAAAAATAAAGCAGAAGGCTCTCTAATGGTTCCTAGAGAAAAATATGGTGTAGGTACTTTAGTTAAAGGAGCTAAAAAAGCTTTTGATAAAGCTTTAAAAGCTAGTAAATCTTCTTCAGAAGAAGCTTATCCCGGTGAAGCAGGTGATATTAGAGATATAGAAGAGTTTGAAAAAATATTAAGCACTCCAAATAAAGATGCTATATTTTTTAGTAAAGAAAAATTAAATGAGTTAAAAAAAGAAATAGCTGCTCCGGACGCGTATAGAGACATGTTAGGTGAATTTGTAACAGTTCGCCAAATAGATGATGAAATTATAGAAAAAGCAAACGCTTTAGGTTACAGCTCAGAAAAAACAAAAAGTATTTTAGAAGGTAACACAACAGATTTAACTAATCTTCGTGAAAATTTTAATTCTTTATCAGAAAGAAATTTAGCTGAAGCAGAAAACAAAGCTGCTAGAGATAATTTTGCAGAAGGCTCTTTAATGATGCCAGCAGAAGGTATGCCAGTAGATACATACGACAACATACCTCCAGAAGAAATGGAAGAAGCAATGGCTTCACAGCTTCCAGATGATGAGATGGAAGATGGCTACTTAGATTATGTAATAGGTGAATCTTTAGACGATTCAGAACAACAATATTTAGCACAGGCATTACAAAATGATCCACAGCTAGGAAACATTTTAGATAAAGTAATGACTGTAGCGTCAGAGTTTTCGGGTGCTGGAGAAGTAGAAGGCCCCGGAACTGGTGTATCAGATTCTATTCCTGCTCGTTTGAGTGATGGAGAGTTTGTGATTACCAAGAAAGCAACCGACCAAATAGGCGCAGAGAATCTCCAGACACTGATGGATGATGCTGAACGTGCTTATGATGGTGGTTATCAAATGAAGGCTATTGGCGGTTATATGGAAAAAAACCCAGAAGAGCAAGATTCACCCCTCTCTCAAACAGACGAGGAAATCAAGAAGCTCATGATGGGTGCAAATAAGATGCCTAGTCTTCGGTAATTTTTACGGCTACCTTGGTAAGACAAGCCCCATAAACTTGACGGAGTTAATATGGCTACCTTGCAAAGACACAAGCCCCGTAATGGAGATTGAAGATGTCAGAAGTACAAGAAGAAGTTAGTAACCCATACAATGCAACTAAAGAATGGCACACAGAAGATGCGCCAAACCAAGGTACAGCAGACGGGTTATTCTTTGAACGTCCACAGGCTACCCGTGAAGAAGCGGCCCCTGAAGAAAAAGAGACGCGCAAAAGAACTAACTATAAGAAAAGATACGATGATCTAAAAAGACATTATGATCAGAAGGTTTCTGAATTTAAGCAAAAGGAACAAGAACTCGTAGCGCAAGCAAGAGCAATTGAACCTCAATATCAACCACCTAAAAGTATGGAAGATATTGAAAGTTTTAAAGAAGAATACCCTGATCTATATAACACTGTTGAAACTGTAGCACATCTACAGAGTCAACGACAGGTAGCTGATCTTGAAGCACAACTACAGTCCATGCGTCAGCGTGAGTCTGAAGTATTGCGACAGGATGCTGAACTTACATTGAAAGAACGTCATCCAGACTTTGAGGACATCAGAGGAGATGAGGACTTTCATGCTTGGGCAGAAGAGCAACCTGAACAAATACAGGATTGGATCTATAAGAATCCTGATAATGTTGCATTAGCATCAAAAGCTATTGATCTTTATAAATTAGAAACTGGCAAAGCTCAATCAAAACAACAGCCCAGAAAGCAGTCTAGGGCATCAGCGGCTGACATGGTTTCAACTAAAACAACCAATGTCGATGCTGGACAGCCTAAAATCTGGACTGAACGGGAAATAGGATCTATGTCCTTAGACCAGTTTGATAGATTTGAAGAAGATATTAAACAAGCAATGGTTGAAGGTCGCGTAGTTCCATAATTAAATTTGTGTTCTTAGGAGAATATTAACATGGCTTATAATCAATCAGATCAGTTTTTTGAACCATCAACAGACACCAATGCTAACTTTGGTAACTCTGTTGCAGGACAGAATAATTCGTTCTTCCTACCTAAAGTTTATTCCAAGCAGGTATTAAACTTCTTCCGTAAGTCTTCTGTAATTGAAGCAATCACTAACACTGACTATGCTGGCGAGATTGCTGCATTCGGTGACAGTGTACGGATCATTAAAGAGCCTACGATTACTGTTTATCAGTATGAACGTGGTCAAGATGTAACAGCTACTAAGCTAACCGACCAAGAAGTAACAATGGTTGTAGATACAGCTAACGCATTTAAGTTTATCGTAGATGATATTGAAACCAATATGTCTCACGTTAACTTCCGTGACGTGGCAACCTCTTCAGCAGCTTACGCATTGCGTGATGCTTTTGACGAAGGTGTATTGGCATCTATGTTCTCTGGCGTATCTAGCTCTAGCCCTGACCATATTCTTGGTACAGATAATGCTACTGATATTGCTTCTGGCACTTTTGATGGTACTGGTAACCTAGACCTTGGCTTTGGCACTAATGAGCATGACCCTCTAGATATTATGGCACGTATGGCACGTTTGCTAGACGAGCAGAATGTTCCAGAAGAAGGTCGCTGGTTTGTTGCTAGTCCTGAGTTCTACGAAGTACTCTCAAGCTCTAGCTCTAAGCTATTGTCTGTAGACTACAATGCTGGTCAGGGTTCAATCCGCAATGGATTGGTAAGCTCTGGTAAGCTACGTGGCTTTAACATGTACAAGTCCAACAACATTCCTGCGGTATCTAATGCTGCTGGTCAATGTCTTGCTGGTCACATGTCTTCTACAGCTACGGCTCAGACAATCACAAGCACTGAAGTCATCCGTGACCCAGATAGCTTTGGTGACATTGTACGTGGTCTGCACGTTTACGGTTCTAAGGTACTGCGCCCAGAAGCTCTGGTTTCAGCCTTCTACGGTATCGACTAGACCTTTTAGGATGGGGCTGCTTCGGTGGCCCCTTTCCTTTTTTACTGGAGATAAAAATGCCTCAACTTGGTTCAGACGCAAAGCCTATGATGATGAGAAGTACTATTGCTGGTAAAGGCAGTAGAGTTCGCAAAGGAAGTAACTATGCACGTTACAAAGATAACTTTGATAAAATTTTTAATAAAGACTCTGACCCTGAGTGCTCAACAGAGTTAGAAGGTGCTAGAGCAATTAGTAAAACTTTTTCAATGGGGCAAGACTAATGATGTACGGTGACAACAAAAAGAAAAAGGAACGTATGCCTAAGATGGGTGGAGGACGTTCTGTTTATAATAAAGGTGGCTATGCTTCTGTTCAACAGATGGAACAAAGCTGCGGTAGTAAAACTGTTAAGCAGCAAGTAAAATGAAAGTAGAAGCGCCTAAAGGTTATCATTGGATGAAGGTTGGTAAGTCTTATAAACTTATGAAAGATCCTAAAGATGGATTTAAACCTCATAAGGGCGCAAGTAAATCAGCAAGCTTTGAGATTCAGAAGGCACATAAATAATGGCAACATATCTAGAACTAGCAAATGAACTTTTGCGTGAAATGAATGAAGTTGAACTTACTAGTTCTAGCTTTCCGTCTGCTGTAGGTATTCAACAACATGTTAAAGATTCTATTAATAGATCATACTTGGACATTGTTAATGAAGAACCTCAATGGCCTTTTCTTGCTGCTGACCTAAGTGGTGAGACAGATCCTATGTACGGTAATGTCTATGTAGAAACAGTAGCAGGACAGCGTTGGTACACAATGAAGCCTACTAGCTCTTCACTGACTACTGACTATGGCTACGTTGATTGGAATAACTTTTACTTAACTACTGTTGGTGTTGATGGCGAGACTAGCCCTTACACAGCACGTAACCTAAGATTCATGTCTACAGATGATTGGAAGGACTACAGAAGAATCTCTGAAAACTTAGATGACGCAGATACTCAAAACTATGGTGTGCCTAATAGTGTAATCAAAAGCCCAGACAACCGTAAGTTTGGTCTGAGTAACATACCTGACAAAGTTTACCGTGTGTGGTTCTATGCTTATGTACTACCTACAGAGCTTTCAGATTACAGTGATGAAACAGTTTTTCCAAATACTTACAAGCCTGTGCTACTTAACAGAGCTAGATATTATATTTATCAATTTAAAGAAAGCCCACAGTTTTCAGCCTTTGCATTAGAAGATTACAAGCGTGGCTTACGCTTAATGAAAAGTAACTTGATGACACCTAATCCCGGTATTCTTACCGATGATCGTATGAGGTTTGTTTAATGTCACAGCCGTTTGGTCTATCAGCTAAAGGTGGTCTATACACAAGCCTTAACCAGCTTGAGATGCTCCAGCAGCCCGGTATTGCTTCTAAGCTTGTAAACTTTGAAGTAGATATTAATGGCGGC